GACTTCAACCAAGCCGCAAACACAATGAAGCGTTAACTTATCGTCTGTTCCGTTTTCACGCTCCCAAAGCGGTTGAAGCAATGATCCTTTGAAGATTATTCCGTAAGGTTGCCCTTGATACCCGGCTTCAAGAGTAACTGTCATTCCTTGAAGCAAAGTTTTCTGTTCCAATGGCGAATTCAAATTGTAAATAATAATATCGCAATACCAAAATCCCTGTTGAATTGTTTGATATGTTTCGAATGTTATTTGAAGGGGTTCAGGATCAAAGGGATTTCCAACTGTGTTTGTTCCAAATTCAATAACTGTTCCGCTCTGTTCTTCGATGGTTAATTTCCATGCTCGCCCAAATCGGGGAAGTCCAAGATATGCACTAGACATAAGAACACCTATAACCTTTGTGATGTTCTTGAATGCCTTGAGCAACTCGCCTCATGCAATGCCTGTTTAACTCATTCGCTTTACAAAAAGTGGCAAGCGAAGTTATTTTGATAATCTCCCCGGATGGTTTTGTTATCAAAAATGTTAAAGCCGAAAAACTATTTTCTCCAGAGTACCATTTATTACGTTCGCTAGTCCATTGAGCGGGTTTTCCCAACTTTGCAATTCGAAGTTTCACTCTATGCTCTTCCGACTTGAAAATTCCCCGTTGCGATTCTGCTCTTTGCTCTACCCTAGAATCTGTTTCTTTTGTCAATCCTTTGCACCAAGTTGATTTTCCAACTTTTAAATCGGACATTTTTTGTTTTGTTTCTAAGGAATGAGTACCACCGCCGTTGCCGCCACTTTTTAAATTATAGCCATTTGGCGATAAAGAGTTATAAAATTGAATCAAGTTTATTTCTACTGTATCGCAATCAACTTGATTACACCCCGTCCACAATACAGACCATTCAAACGAATCTTTCCCATATAAACGAATTGCGTTATAAAAAGGCAAATTTTTATTCGACTTATTGTGTTGACGTTTTCTTTCTTCCAAACCAGTTTGAGTTTGGCCGATGTAACTTTTTCCGGTTACTGAGCAAACTGCGCGATAGACGATCATACTGAGTCGCCCCATAAAAGCAAAAAATCGCTGCCTAAATTTTGACCGTTTGGGTAATCCGAACCTGTACCTCCGCTTGTTATATTCAACAAGTAACAACTTCCAATCCCCAAATATTGATATTGCCCCAAAATATTAGCAGCGGGCCAAACTCCAGTTAGTAATGGAACGCTCGCCAAAATTATGTTGTTGTTAACATCAGCAATGCTCATTCCCCAATATTGAGAAATTTCATTGAACCGAATCGATAAATTCAGTTTTAGCGATACCCCGTTTACCGTTAAATTGGCAAGAAAGCTTTGATTCGGATTGGAAGACAACGGGACAATTTGATTCATGGCAAGATCAACCCCGCAGCGGGGCTAAGAGCCTTGGCAACGCTGCTAAAGTTTCCAGCGCCCGGAATATTGGTTGGCGTACTTGTCCCGTATTGTGCCAACGTTGATGCGCTTGGGTTCATTGGCTGAACTGTTCCTTGTGCCGTTCCCCCTGTCGTTTGCGAGCGAGCTGAATTGAATTGAACCGATACCTGCGAAAGAATGATTTGCTCAAACGTCAAGATCAATTCAGCGCCGTAATAATACCGATTTGAATCAGCGCATCGAACGTTTGTTAAAAGACAATTTGTGTAAGTTTGAAGGCGAGTATTCAACGTGATCAATGCCCGATTGATCATCAACGTTTTCATTTGCTGAAACGCGGATACGCTCTTTGATGGGTTTCCAGTCCACATTCCAGTTGAATAAGCTGCAATCGCATCTGACATAACAGCTTCTAAAACGATAATCGCCGGTTGTAAAACCGCATGATCAGTTGAGTTGTAACCCGTCTGCAAAGGCTTCTTTGTAGGTATGCACGATTGATCATGGTCCGCTCGCCTAATGGCGTCAAAAACAAACATCGTTGTTGATGATCCGGCAACATTGACACGCATAGTAAATGTGCCCGGATTATTTGGTGCTGGAGTTACAGGGGTTACTGTTGTTTGATCATTAACAACAATTGAATACAACGCTTTTTGAGTTGCCCAATTTGGCGGGGAATATTGCGGACTTAACGCCGGATTAGATGTTGGCGTAGTGTAATTATTCGATGTATTAACCGTAACGCTAGACATAAGCTGTTCGCGTTTGAGCTAAACTCCGTTTCGTTTTCAACGCTGTGTGTTCTTCCATTGCACTTTTGACAATTATTTTGATTTGATCAGGGGATGCGTTCGGTTGCATGATATTTATATCGCCGTTCATTTCGAACGATGAATGCGAACCACCACCATTCGAATACGATCCTTGAAAGCTTCGCATTCCATGTTCGTAATTACTCAAAGTATCCGCAAAGTATCCGCCTTGTTTTAATGCGCTCGCGTATGCATCTGTACTTGTTGCGCCAAGCGCCCCGCTGTACTTACGTTGTATCAGCTTTGTATAATAATCAGCAAACCCCGCTGTTGACGCAAATGATTTATAACTTCCATCTGCGTTTTCAATTCCAGCAAGATTGTTCAATTGTCTTGCACCCCGATTGGTGAAATTGCCAGTTTCATGTGCGAATTGAGCATAAATTATGCTTGGATCAACGCCAAGGTTGCCGCCTATCTGTTGAGCGAGCGTCCGCGCCTGATCCGCCGTCACACCGCCAGCCCCCGGCCCGCTGTTGCCCCCTGCCGCGCCCGGTGCGCCGCCTAGAAGGGAATCGTACGCTTCGCCGCCAAGCGCCCCTACAGCCCCGCCTATAAGCGTTCCTTCCGGCCCGAAAAATGACCCTACCTTAGCTCCCAAGGCAGCGCCGCCAACCAACCCCGGATTCTGAGCCAAAAAATCCTCAAGAGCAATTAGCTTTTCCAATACCCAAGCAACCGCCCTTGCAACCTTATCAACGGCGTTGGCGAACTTTTCAAAATCAAATGTCTTGGACTTCAAAGAACTATCACCAGAAACAATTCCAATGAAGTTTGTAAATACAGTTCCCAAATCCAAGAACAAAACGCCCAAGTCTTTTAAGATTCGCCAAGTGTCTTTCAATATCGGGACAAGATAAGTTGAAAACTTTCTTGACCATTCCGGAATGTTCTTGATAATCCAATCATTCAAATTATGCAATTGTTTGATGAAATCACCGCCGCCCAAAGCCGCGAACAAATTCTTCGCAACGCTAAAGGTGAAATATTTAAATTCAACTTCCAATCGTGTGAACTCAAACATCACATCCCGGATTTGTTTCATCGTTCCTTCGAAGTCACCACCTAAACCCGCCGAAAGTAACAATTGATCTTTCCTCAATTGTTCATAGCGAGCATGTAATTCAGGATCAAAGGCGATTGCTTCAATCGGTTGGTTCAAGGCGTCAAGTGTGATCTTCAACGATCTTGCTTGTTCGGTGTTTAGCAACATACGTTGACCGAACAAACGAAATTCCTGATCAGCCATCGCAACTTTATACGCAGTACCTACAATTGCAGTTGAAACCGCAACAAATCCTGCGGTCAATTTAATTTGCCAACTAATCACATCAGCAGCCATTGATACGCCCGATTTTTTAACGAGCGCAGCCGCTTCCTTCAAAGAGGAATTGAATTTATTGAATTGACTTTGATTAACGTCAAACCCAAGTGACACCAAGTAGGATTTGAGGAATTTTATATCCCCGGCCATTAACGTTCCCCCATCCATTCTCTATGTCGAACTCGGTTTAACTCCTGAATATCCAAAATTTCGTGAGCGGCAACAAGATCAAAAAATGAATAGGTTCCGTCTGTTGCCTCGTGTTGCTTCCAAAGTCCCAACGCAACGGGTCTATACAAATAACCGTCAAGGGTTGGAAACGGCGTTGGTTCGAAACCCCCTAAATCATCACCGCTTTGAACCCGCCGTTTGAAAAAAAAGGTAACAGGTTGAAGTGAAGCGAATGTTGAGTTAGAGAAACTAATGCTTGAATGTCGTTCTTTAAATCTGGAATGGCGATCTTTCCGTTCGCCATTAAAACAGGAAGAAGAGTTTCATTTTCACCAATTGCAGTGTATTGCTTGCAAACGCTTAAGGCGTCCCGTTGAATCTTGCCAAACATGACGCGATCAACACTCATCAAAACATTTTGAATCATCGCGCCTGTTGCTTCTGAAGTTTGTTTTTCTTTTTCTTCAGGCGAAAGTTCAATCTGTTCCTGTTGAGCCGGTTCTTCTTCGCCGCCTTCAGCAATTGCTTTCCGCAATGCGGCTAAAATTTGATAAAGAAGAAACGATCCGGTTTCGGCATCAACTCGCGAAATTTGATACCGCGAGTCACCTATAACAACATCTTTTGTCGCTTCCATTGGTTCCTCAAATGAGCAACAACTAACCCTTTATTGTTGCCCCAATAGCTGCCTTTACCAGTCTAGACATTTTTTGTCAACAAGCCGCTTGAAAGCGACACGATCCGAAGATCATCAAGGGTTCAGCGTTATTGGTTAACCAGATTGGCAGCAAGAAGAACCCAAGTTAAGTTGCCGGGATTCTTGTCGTATGCCTTATCTGGAATTTTTGTTGGAGTAAGGCCGGTCGCAATGTGACTTGTTCCGTCAACAGTGTTCCGTAACAGCATGGAGGAACCAGCCCATTGACTCACATCGCCGCCCGTTCCAGCGCGAATGTGAAGGTTTGCCCAATACAAAAGAAACTTATGAAAAATGCTTGTCTGTTGAACTTCAATTGTGATTCTTCCGGCATCGCCAGCAACGAACCCCGGAACCTGCGTCCCGTCCGCCGCTCCATCCATAACGCCGTGATCAACGCTGTTTTCAACAACGACTTTTCCTGCTCCAATTTCCCCGGCAAAAGCGAAAGCGCCCGCAAGCGGTGAAGTAATTGCACCGCTCAAGTCTTTGAATGAATACGTTGTTCCAATTCCGCTGAACAACGATGCAAACGGATTCGCTAAAGCACTCATAGTTCCCCTTCTTTATTGTTGGACTAGAACCGCAATGATGATTTGCTGAACCGCATCGGTTTGAATAACAGCGCAATACACAGGAGCACTCGCCCTCTTTGCCGGTTTCGCTCCAAGTTGAACATACGAAGGCGAAACATTCAAGAAACCGTTCGGAACCGAAGTTCCAGCCTGAAGCGCAATTTGCGAACCAAATTGAATTGTACTTCCATTCCAGACCCCCGGTGAAAGGAACCCGCGATTTGCTGAAGGTTGACAACCCTGCGAATTCATCGCATGAAGAATAATCGATTGTCCCTGATCGTTCTGCCCAACGGCATTGTAGGCAGCAAGACAATTGGCCCCGGCAAACTGAAGATCAGCAACCAACATATCGAGTCCAAGAATGTTATCGAAATATTGGCCGCTTCCAGTAATGCCAGTTGCGTAAGAATTGAACGATCCGCCGAAGTTTCCGTAAACATTTCCGTTGTTTCCGGCAATTGTGTTGTAAACAAGTTGTGTGATTGGTTCGGGAACCATGCCAATCAAATTCTTGTTCGTTAATGTGAAATAAGAATTGTTGAATCCAGTATTCAAACCCATCGCAAGGCCCATTAAGCCTTCTGCGATATAGGTATTATTTGGAGCCGCATTGAAAGCCAAAGAAACGCTTCCGCTTGTTGCCGTGGCATTGTTGGACATAACGCCAGCCGTGCCAACAATTGAAAGCAACGTTGTTCCAAGAGGAATTCCGGTTCCAACAACCCCTTGCCCCGCAACAACTCCAGTTGCCGAAGTTAAAGTAATGTTTGGCAAACCATTGGTTGTTGCACAATTGGTTGTTGCCGCCGTCTGAACCGTGGCGTAAATTCCTTGATAACGGTTGTAATTGCCAGCTTTCAAGGTTGAAAAAATGTTTCCGGGGTCGCCGGTTGTAACATTGGTTGAACTTGTTCTGAAGAAGTTTTGACAAACCGGGGTTGCGGTTTGCGCCCATTCCGTCATTGCGATGTTATCACCATCGGAAGAACCTATAACGCGGAATAGATACCAAGTTGGCGAAACAATGCGGCAAGCCTGAATTGCTTCTAAGGAAGTTTCACCCAAAGTCGTAACGTTGATTTCAAGTCCAGTTCCAGAACCGTTTGTTGTTGTTGCAATGCCGCTTGTAACTGTTGCCCCGGTTCCTTGCTGAACAAAAGCCAAAAAACTTGGAATTCCGCCAGATTCAGCAGTCACTTTCAAAATTGCGTTTGAAATTCCAGTTGGATAAATCAAATCACCGAGAGCGTAACCCGTACCGGCAACGTCAATGGTAAACGCTCCAATTGCCGTTGCATCTTGCCGCCCAATCGCAAGATAAAAAGGGTTCGAAGAAGCGGCCAAGAAATTTTGCGCCGCCAAATACTCTTCCGAAGTTGAGGAAAACCCATAAGTCAACATCTGTTGAAGAATATTTGTTCCGCCTGAAAACAGAACAACTCTTCCCCCGGTCCCGTAACTTGGAATCGTTGCGCTATTTCCAACAATTAAAGCTTGATTGAAAGCCGGGGGAGCAACCGCATTTGCTTGAATGATTACGGTTGCATCAACGATGTTTGACAACGGAAGAGTTGGACTTGACATTATTCCCCCTGAATCGAAGCGTTAAAGTTTTGCTTGTCCGAAGTCGTTCCGATTACCTGAATCGTTGCAACCTTCGGAATGGTGATTGATTCGTTCACTTGCTCATTGAAGATAGCCGCCCAATCCCAACGTTCCCACCATTGTGATTCAAACAATTCCGGGTTACGATCCGGTGTTGTTGTATCTGGCACCAAATACAGATTTGACCCGGCAAGCGTATCATGCGGAAAATCTTCAAGCAACATTGATCTAATCAAACGCATGGAATCACAAGCATTCGGCCCATAAGCAACAAACGCAATGCGCCATTGCCGGGTATACGTTCTATTTTTCGATAGAATTTTTCCCTCAGTTCCTTCTAAAACTTGCCAAGATTCATCTCGAATGTTGTAATTCGTTGGTTCCAACACACAACGAATAAACAAAACGTCATCTTCAATTCCAAACGCAGGAGAGCCTTTTTCCTGCCAACTTGTTCGAACCCGTGTATTGTACGAAGGATCAAAAAACGTAATTGTTTGCAAACCGTTCTGCGTTGGAGTAACGGAAAGTTGAATAAGAAGATTTGTTCCCTGTGTTGATATGCCTACAATCTCAGCGCCTTCGGGAATGTTAGGACCCGCAACCTGAAATCCATTTGCAATGTTAGCCGAAACAATTGCTGTTGAAATCACATTGGAAGAATCGGAAAGTTCGCATGGCAATTGGTATCCGGCCGTTAGACCCAACATTTGACAACAGAGCAATTGAAAAATTGCGTCAAGGTTTTTATCCGTGAGCGCCGAACTTGTTAGAACTTGCCCGTTTTGAAATGTTGTTGTTGTCATTGCCCGCTAATTCTTGCACCAATGGCGTGAAAATACCCAAAATCTTCCCATTGCCAAACTTTAACTAACCTATACTTTTGGCCCCGGTGACAAATAATGTCGCTTGTTCCAGCGAAAGTATCATTCGTCCCGCGAGTATGAGTTTCAAATAGCGGGTCTTCGGAATGAAAACTTAACGAACCCCTTACGCGATCCCCTTCCGGAACTTGATCCAATTCTTCAGGCGTTGCGGGTTGAACAATTCCATAGCCCGGAACAGTTTCTGTTTCGTTGACCCAAACTCCAGCCTTCCACGATCCCCCGCTTGAACGCTGAATTTCAAAATCTTGCGCGAAATCTGAGTCCGAAACTATTTCCGAAACGTCAATCATAAAACTTCTGTCACCCAAGTAATTGCTCTCCGCATTTGACCCGTATTAATAAGCGGAGTGTTTAGTTCATCCAGCGCCGACATTCCAACAAGCGGCATATTTTCGCTTACTGAATTCAAAACGTTCAAAGCTTTGCGAAGCCGCTTACCTGTAAGTTTAGAAAGCTTGCGGCGAATCGTTTCCGGCGAATTTTGCCGCCAACCGTTTCTTGGATCAGTAAACCATTTCTTCGCGCCATTTGCCCCAAGTGTTCCAACCTTTTTCAACATTTGGTTAGCTTCTGCTTTTTTGCCGTCCAGAACGTAATCGGCTGTTGCGTGTAAACCTTGTTCAAGCGGTTCATGATTTGCTTCAATACTTGGTTCGATCACCGGCCTAGCTGGAATGTGCCGAATAGGAGAACCGTTGGTGTGAATGAAAAGAAGGCCCGCGTTGGTTACTTCATCTTTTTGACTTTCGCGGTTTGTTTCAGCTTCAGGAATTCCAACATAAACCTTGGCGTTTTCTAGCGTTCCCATTGCTTCTTTTATGAAGCTTTCGCCATCGCCGTCTTCCGTCAATGTGATTGTTGGATTCACTCTTCTTTCTTCAACTTTTCTGCGGCAACTGCAAGCAACGAAGCAAGCTTATCCAGAACGCCGCAAATTGCGCCAATCAATCTTGTTTCATTATCAGGAGCCATGTTAACCCCCTTTCACAGAAACAACATATTGCCGGAACCAATCGCCTTTGCAAATGTTGCAAACTGTTGCCCATACAATGTTAATTGATACGATCCCCAATCTTCCAACCCCGGTAATGCTGTCATTCCTGCCGAAACATCCCCCGCGCTTTTTGAAGTCTTAACCCCAAGCGCCAATCCAGCTTCAGCAACGCGAGCCATAGAAGAACCCGGCCCACCCGCATAAGCTTTAATGAATAGTTCGCAATTATGAGCAATTAGAAGCCCCATTGCAAAAGGCCACAACTCGCACCATCTTTTAGATTGAATTTGTGCCGATGCAAGGTAAATGTAAGCCTTCATCACAAGAGCCGGAATCATTGGCGTTGTGAAAACATTAACATAAACCGTTCCAACTTCAGTTGTAGGCAACGAAAGAATCATCGATGGGTTCAAGCCAATTTGAACCGCAACGTTTGAACCATTTGCAGTTGCGTTATTGGACATTGTAATTGTGTTTCCAATAGCCGCAAGAACAGTTGTGTTGGATAGAATTCCGGCCCCGGAAATAGGCTTGCCTACAATAACCCCGGATGTGCTAGGAACGGTAATGTTAGCGTTCCCGGCAACGGTCGTTGCTGTAAGGATCAGCGGCCCCGGCGTCAAACTCTCGATCAGGGAGCCGACCTGAACACCCGGCCCGGTCACTAGCTGCCCTATAGCAAGGCCCGCAACGCTCGAAAGATTCAAGACGTTGCCTGTTGCCCCGTCAATCGTTCCTTGCACCCTTGTGGCGCATCCGGCGAACTGCGGGTGATAGCTTAGGAAGTCTGAAACGGAATAAGGCGGATTATCGCCAACAAGAACATTTGAGGCTGAACCAATGAGAGCTAAACCGGCACTGCTCTCGTTACTCCAGCCCCAACATTCTTGAATGAATTGATCAAGGTTTTGCCAAGCCATTTGGCCCAATCCTTCGCGTTCGATTAAGCCGTTGTTCCGCCACTTCCAATGTCGTTGCCGTTCGGCAATCCAGCCCCCGGTTTCGCTCCCCAACCTGAATTTGGATCAGCTTCCTTGGGTTTTGTTTCTTCAGTCTTTGGCGCGGCGTTTGTTGGTGTTTTCTTCTTTGGAGTTGAAAGAACCTGAACAATGGTAATTGATCCATCTTCAACACAAAGACGAAATAAATCATCCGTCTTAATCCAATCCGGAACTTCCTGCGGGTTGACGCTTGGCGAAACAACAGTTTGACGTTTCAGAATCGCAGTTTTTTCATTCGTTACAGAATTGTGAACGATTTCATGATCCTGAAAATGAAGTTTCTTGCGGCAAATAATCTGCATTGTTAATTCCTCATTGAATACTGAAGAAGGGGCCGTTGCCAGCCCCTTCAAATTTTCCTCAACTAGAGGATGATTTAGGAAATTCCGTCAAGGTAATAGAAGGATTGACCCCGAAGGAACTGAACCTGTCCAATGCAGCCATTGAACAGCGTAACGTAAGCGCCGCCCTTGTCGGTTGTTGGAATGGTGAAAACCTTGCGAGCCGGTTGCGGTGCGCGAATCAAAACGTTCTTTTCATCATTCCGATAGAAGCAAGCCCGCCCGGTGCCGCCCGCGCCTTGAGTTGAAATCCAAGGATTCGCAACCGGCTTGAATTTGAAATCAACGCCAGAAGCCTTCGCAATGTTGTTGGCTTCGATGTAAGCGCCAACGCTCTGATAACCGCCAACGGTGCCAAGAACAAACGGTTGGAACAGAGTGTTGAAAGCGTTGTAATCAATCAAGCATGAATCCGGATACGCTGCGTTCGCGTAAACAGCTTGACCAATTGCAGCCGCCAAAGCGCCGTTCACATCGTATTGAATCTGAAGCGGGGTTTTGGTACTCCAGAGCCGCGAAGCGCCCGTTCCGGTTGCCGAGGCAAGCGCTGAAGTAATGTTCGTGTTGTTCAACAATCCGGGTTGACCCAACCAACCGTTGTAGCAAACAACTTCCATTGCCTTGTTCCAAACTTCCTGAACGCCTTCTTCAAGCAATGCGTTCAAAGAGAATGGAGCCGGTTGGCCGGTGCGAGCCGCTGTTGCAAGTTTTTCTGTGTCAAGAACAGTAATGGTGAAGCCTTGACCCCAAAGCCAAGTTTGCCAAACGCCTTTGATCAAATTCACTTGCACTTCAGGAATATCGGTGTTGTTGGTATCCTGAAGGCCGTATTGATTGCCGCCCGTTGTTCCGAAGTCCGAAGCATAGGCGGTCAAATAATCTGGGAAACCCCCGCCAAATTTCACAGTAATGTCGCGGGGATGGGTCATACTTGAAAGCGGTTTGACCAAATCCGGCAACATCAATTCGAGTTGTGCGTTCAGAAAGGCAAATGAACCCGATGAAGCTGAATCAAAAGCAACACTCCCGTTCCCCGCTCGCCTGATCATAATTGCAATTCCTACCTTTCGATAATTTGCTTTCGATCCAACTTCAACACCGCCGAAATGCTTAGGCGGCAACTCTCTGTTTGAGGGTGATTTCCGCAACGCCGTTTCCGTCAATCACCCCGGTTGTGAAAACAACGCCGGGTAGAGCAACGGTAAGCAACGCCGAAACCGTCACAGTGAAAGAATCGTTTGTAATGAACACAACCGAACCTTCGGTGAGGGTAAAATCAACAGTTCCGTTGTTGAATTTCGAAGTATGAGTTGCCATTGCAACAATGGTTCCGGTTCCAATGATGTTACCGTTGGCATCCGTTACCTTGTACGCCGTTCCACTTGTGAACGTCACGGTGTAAACTTGAGCCGTTGCGTTCGAACCAATTGCCAGCCCGGTAATCGTGCCGTTGCCTGTATTGCTACCAGCAGCCCCAACAATACTTCCGTCTGGAACTGCCTCAAAGTCACCAACGGTTCCCGCTGGAATTGCGCCGTTTAGCGCAAGCCGGGTATAAACCTGCCCTTGGGAAACGGGTTGCCCGTTCGCAATTGAAACATCAACCGAACCGCGTTCAAGCAAGCCGCCAATGGTGCCCGGTGCGAAGCTTCCAAAGTACGGCGTTTGATTGCCAACGTTGCCCAATGTTGAAAAATTCAAATTCGTTTTGACGTTGCGAACCGCAATGCCCGCGAACAAGGAAGCAAGAAAAATTCCGCCGCCCGCGATGAAATCAGCAATGCTTTGAATCGTTCCGCCTGTCGAATCGGGAACGATCACGCAACCTTGACCAAAAAGGATTGCGTTCGGTGTTGAAGGCAATACCTGCCTTGCATGAATGACGCGCTCGCCAACGCGGGAAATGTTGCCGGGAAATCCATTGTTCAACGACAAAACAGGAATTGCTGTACCGAAGCCGCCAGCGCTCATGATCATTCCCCTTCAATTGAAATGCGTTGCTGTTGAATGAAGCGTTACTTCATTGAACTTTTAGTTACGTTGATTGCGACGAGCCGCGTAAGCGTCCACAACTTCAGTCTGAAATTTCTTCGAAGCCGCTTCATTTTTGGCTTTCTGATCCAAAGCATCTTTGCCTGTTGAAGCCGCCGCCTTTTGAACTGCTCCATAACCGCCCTTGCCAGCGGTTCCGCCCGCCGTCAGTCCGCCATTGACTGTTTTAACGGCGGTATCAAACGCGCCAATTGTTGTTTTGTTTTTGGTTGCTGCAATAAATGGCTTCATCGCTTTGAATGCAGCGTTCGCGCCTTCTTTCCTTGCCTTCAGGAGCGCCGCTGAATCCGTTCCCGTTCCAGTTGACTCCGGACGGTCGCCCGGTTCA